AGCGGCGATTGCAGCACGGCGGGTTCCAGCGGCTATTCCAGCACGGCGGCAGCCACTGGGGCTTATTGCAGCGCAAAAGCAGATGGAAAAGATAGCATTGCCGTTGTAAACGGTGCTTGCGGTAAGGCGTGCGGCGCACTGGGATGCTATCTGGTGCTGACCGAGTACGATGATGACGGCCACATGATCTGTGCCAAAATGGCCCGTGTGGATGGTTCTGCCATCAGAGAAAACGTTTACTATACCCTCAAAAATGGCGAGTTTGTGGAGTGGAAGCCATGAAGAAGCACTACAACAAGCGTTGACTTGAACAGCGCTGGGATGCAAGGCAGCCGGAACGGTTGGAGCATATCCGGCTGAAGCGGCAACTGAGAGGAAAAAAGGAGGGGTGCGGCAGTGAAGCCGAGCATGGGAATTGCAGAGTGCTGCCAGATCATGCGTGATAATAACATTTCGGTGAGCGAGCCGATCTTTACCGGTATGATTCAGGCCGGAAGTTTCCCGGCATGGGCGGTGCCATCCATTGACACCAAGAGTGCGGCTCCGCTGATCTCCCGTGCCGGATTTATGGCGTGGGTGAAGGATTTTTACAAGCTCGAAAAGGTTTATACAAAGGAGGATCCGAAAGAATGAAGCTCAAATCTACTACTTACTACTGGTTGGCTGTCGTTTTTGGCGGCGTTGGAATGGGCGCAGCTATGGGCGCAGAGGGCACCGCGCAGACCACCGGATACATCTCCGGCGTGCTGTTTGCAGTGTCGCTGGTGCTGATTTTGGCCGCTGTTCTGCTGGCCCGTCTGGGCTTTGCCGCAGAGGACAGGGAGAGAGCCGCAAAGCGGCGCAAGTACGGCAAGATCAACCGCACCCACGCCCGCAACCCGGAATACCCGGAGAATCAGGAGCGTGGGGCATGATGACGGCCAAAGAATACGTTGAGGGCAAAGTCAAATCCTACACGCGGCTTGCCGAACGCTGCAAGCGAGAAGCCGAAGCCTCGGATGACATTGTTGTCCGGGCCGGATACTCCGCACGGGCAAACGTCTGGGAGATGTGCGCCGAAGAAATGGACAACGTGCGGGAGATCCTGGAAGAGGAATCAGGAGAGATCACGTATGCCTGACACTGTCCACCATGTCATGTGGTACACCGTGTATGATGCAAAGACCGGAGACCTGATCGCCAGCGGCACGTCTGAGATGTGTGCCCGGAGGCTGGGCTACAAAAGCGCAAACAGCTTTGCATCTGCGAGCTGCCACGGTCGCGGCGGCAGGCATCCGGCTCACAAGTACATTTTTGAGAAAGAGTGCATCCGACGTGATGAGGTGGACAGTCTGCCGCCGATACGCCGCAAAAAAAGAAGAGCCTGCCCGTGCGCCAACACGGACAAGCCCAAAGGGTGATGAGTCTCGCCGCCCATCACCACAAAAATAACATAAAACAGGAGGTTTTACAAGTGGCACTTTTGAGAATTTACGATGTGGAGCAAGAGCCTCCAGCGCTTGTTTCGCAGCAGCAATTTCCGGTTACTTCGGATGCAATTGTGATTGCCGATGAACTGGCAAAGAGAAAGCCCGAACGGCTGTACAGGGTGTTTGACGCCGATATGAACGTTGTGTATGCGAGGTGAATATTTATGCAAGAAGAATTGACCGTCCGGGTGGAGCACCCGGAACTGCCCGCGATCCGGTGGAATGAAGCTGAGGTGCAGCAGAACCTGACCGAGATGCTGGCCGCCTACACCGGCCGCGTCTACACCCCGGAGACCATCAAGGATGCCAAGGCCGACCGCGCCGCAGTGAACAAGCTGGACAAGCAGCTCAGTGATGCCGCCCGCAGCGCAAAAGCCTTTTACATGAAGCCGTTGGAAGAGTTCTTGCAGAGCGCCAAGCAGATGCAGGGCCAGTGTAAGGCCGTCTCCGGTGCCATTGACCAGCAGGTCAAGGCGGTGGAAGAAGCCGAACGGCAGGACAAGGCCGACGCCCTGCGGACTGTCTATGCGGACTGCATCGGCGAGCTGCGGGAGATGATCCCCTTTGACCGCCTGCTTGTGCCCCAGTGGCTCAACAAGACCTATGATCTGGAAAAGGCCAGCCGGGAGCTGCGCAAGAGCGTGGAGACCCGGCGGGAGGAGCTGCGGCTCATCCGGGAGAACTGCGGCGAGGACACCGAAGCCTGCACCACCGAGTATCTGCGTGAACTGAATCTGAACGCCGCCCTCGTGGAGCACAGCCGCCGCCAGAATGCCCGGTACGCCCAGCGCCGCGCAGAAGCCGAGAGAATGGCCGCAGAGCGGGCGCAGGCCACCGCTCCGGTCATTATCCCTCCGACCGGTGAAGAACGCCAGATCGCCGCAGAAGCGGTCCAAACGGCGCAGGCCAATGCAGCCATCACGCCGGATGGCAGGTTGGATTTTAGCATGCTTCAGAAATTCGCAGAGCCAGCCGCACCGGCCCGCAAACGCTATTCCTTCTGGGTGGAGTTCACACCGGAGGACATCGCGTGGTTCAAGCAGGGGGCCGCAGAGCGCGGCTTCCGCTATGGTTCCATCAAATAATTTTGGAGGTATTTACTTATGGCACTTACTCGTCCCGGCGCACCCGCGCCTACTTCGTCCGTTTCCAACGCACAGTCTCTGGCAAACCATTCCGCTCAGAATTCCAACCGTGCAGGCAGCACCTCTATGCAGGCCGCATCACCGTCCGTGCCGGTGGAGATCACCGCTGCCGATGGTCAGCACTTCACGGTGAGTTTTGGAGACGTGCGCAACTTCATCTGCCCCAAAGCCACCGATTCTGAATGCAAAATCTTTCTGGAGACCTGCAAGCAGTACAAGCTGAACCCCTTTACCAAAGAGGCTTACCTGATCCACTACGACAACAAGAACGATGACACCGCCAGCACCATCGTGCTAGGCAAGAACTGCTACATGCAGATGGCCGAGCGCAACCCCAACTTTGACGGCTTTGAAGCCGGCGTGATCGTCCTGACCGCAGATGGCCAGCTGCTGAACCGTGAGGGTTCCATTGTCTATGATGGAGACGGCGGCGAGATCCTTCTCGGTGGCTGGGCGAAGGTCTACCGCAAAGACCGCACCCGCGCCAGCTACGAGGAAGTCAAGCTCAGTGAATACGACACCGGAAAGTCTCTTTGGAACGGCAAAAAGGCTACCATGATCCGCAAGGTTGCACTTGTACACGCCCTGCGTGAGGCGTTCCCGTCCACCTTCGGCGCTCTGTACGATGAGAGCGAGGTGCGTGTGGACGCTGAAAGCACCGCCCGCGAGGTGCCCGAAGATCTTCCGGTGCTGGATCCTTACGCAGGCTCCCACCGCCGCCGCAAGACAGCAGGCACGCTGATCCCGGCTCCGGAAGCGCCTGCGGAAGACCAGCCCGCCGATGACCCGTTTGGTGGTGATGATGCATGATCGTCCAGACCAAGAACGGCATCATGCTGCACGGTGAGGTCGCCAAAGACCCGGTGCTCCGGGATGCCGGGCAGAAGCGGGTGCTGAAGTTTGACCTGAAAGCCAGCCGCACACAGGATGAATCCGGCAAATGGCAGAGCTTTTTTGTGGGCGTGAACCTCTGGCACGGCATCGACCAGTGGGATGGGATGCTGCAGAAAGGCGATCAGGTCACGGTTTTTGCCCAGAAGCTGAAAGAGCGGGAGCACAACAGCAAGATCTACTACGATGTGGACGCGGATGATGTTCAGCCCGGCGGGCTGGTGACATTCCGTTGGCTGCAGCAGATGATTGACCTGATGGCACAGCCCGGCCCGCCGCTGGAACCTGCGGAACCGGCAGCAGAACCGGAAGGCCTGCAGGGTGCGCAGATGTACCCCGGTGAAGCACTTGCGGATTACGCACCGCACAGCACTGCCGCGCCAGAACCGGCTCCATCTACCGAGTATGACCCCATCAACGAAGACGCAGAAGATCTCCCCTTCTGATTTTGGTAGCTGTGCTATCCGGCTATACGGGCGTGCAAAGGAGGTGAAACTGGTTGGGAATCAGCCGAAAAAGCTTCAGCTTTTTTCGTTCTTACTACGAAGCGGCACAAGATTTGAGCAAAAAAGAGCGCGCAGAATTTTACGAAGCAATCATTGAGTACAGCTTTACCGGAAAAGAGCCGGAAGTGAAAGGCGTTGTCTCTATCTGCTGGAAGCTTGTGAAACCTACTCTTGAAAAGTCCATGCAAGACGTTTTGAACGGAGCAAAAGGCGGCAGACCGAAAAAAAATGAAAACCCCGGTTTTAGTGAAAAAGAAAACCCCGGTTTTGAAAATTCAAAAAGCCAAAGAATAACCGGAGAAGGAGAAGGAGAAGGAGAAGGAGAAGGAGAAGGAGAAGGAGAAGGAGAAGGAAGATTGTCTGCCGCCGTTGACGTAGAACTTTCCAAGATCGTCCAGCATTATCAGCAGGCCGTTGGGGACTTCCCACGCTCTGCACTGGACAAGCTGCAGAAGTGGAGACAGGAGTACAGCACAGAGATGATCCTGTTGGCGATTGACAAGGCCACAGAAGCCGGGAAGCGGTCGTGGAACTACATCAACGGCATATTGTCCGGATGGAAACGGGACGGCCTGCGTACGCCGGGAGACGTGGAAGCCAACGAACAAAGCCGACAAGCCAGGCAGAGCGGCAGGCGACCGACCGAGACCGTAGACGACCAGCTTACCCGGGTGCTGGCGAAGATGGACAGAGAAAGAGGGTTCGAGACATGACACGGGAAGACGTGGCAAAGCTGATCCGCATGAATTTTGTGCTGTACAAGCTGGGCTCCAGGCCGCTGACCGATGAGGAGATGCAGACCACCATTGATGTGTGGGCGTACCAGTTCGGCGATTATGACGGTGATACCGTCAAACGGGCTTTTCTGGCGGCGAACCGAGTATGCGTTTATCCGGTCACGGTGGCAGACATCTTCAAGCAGCTTTCCCAGTGCCTGGACCCATCTGCCGAGTGGGAAGCTCTGACGGTGGCGGCACGCAAAGCACAGACCTTTTTGAGCTGGCGCAAGTTCCCGATGGTTACCGGCATTGACGAAAAGGGCGGGCTGCTGCGTAGTGACGGGCAGAAAGAGCTGAAAGCCCTGTATGACCAACTCCCCCCGGCGGCAAAATCCTATGCCGGGAGCGTGGGAGGACTTGCAGAGCTGGCTGAAATGCCAGACCTTACATACCGCCGTGCCGAATTTTTGAAGCAGGTGCAGGCCGATATCACCACTGCCCCGCGTGAAGCATTAAGGTTGCGGGCGAGTGAGCCGCCAAGGAAGGAGATTGAAGGATGAAGGTTGTTGATCCCTGTTTTCACTGCCCCGACCGGCACCCGATCTGTCACGACAGCTGTCCGAAGTACGCAGAGTACAAGCGTCAGCTGAAGGAGCAACGTGCATACACGAAAACCAGGAATGCGCTGGAGTGCATCAGCAAGAACGCATTCAATCAGGAATTTTGGATGGGAGGAAGAAAGCGATGAAAGTGTTGGTTGCCTGCGAGGAATCGCAGGAAGTATGCAAGGCGTTTCGGGCGAAAGGTCACGAAGCCTACTCATGCGACCTGATTGAGCCGTCCGGCGGGCATCCCGAGTGGCATATTCTCGGTGACTGCCTAAAGGCTATTGAGGGGGGGCAGGTCGTGACCATGGACGGAATCGCGCATGATGTGCCCCGCTGGGATATGATTATCGCATTTGTCCCCTGCACAAAGACAAGCAACGCGGGAGCAAGACACCTGTACAAGGGAGGAAAGCTCAATCTTTCCCGGTATTATGAGGGATTGTGCGGCAAGGCGCTTTTTCTTGCCGTGTGGGCAGCTGATTGCGAAAAAGTTGTGATTGAGAATCCTACCCCCAGCAAGATTTTTGATTATCCAAAGCCTACGCAGGCAATACAGCCCTACGAGTACGGACATCCATACAGCAAGAAAACGTTACTGTGGGAGCGCGGTGTACCGCCGCTGCACCCGACAAACATTGTAGAGCCTACGGCAACATGGTGCCCGTCAGGCTCCTACTCGCACAAGCACGGTGAGCAGCACAAGGGAATGTTTACCACTGACCGTGCAAAGAACCGGGCAAAAACTTTTACTGGCGTTGCAAAGGCTATGTCAGAACAATGGGGGTAAAAAAATGAAAACAGTACAGGAAATTATGGCTGAAAATGGCTCTTTGGCAAACATCGAGCGTTTTCAGACGATGCAGAAGTGGGATTACAAGCGCAAGGTGGAGCACGCGCAGGAAATGGCCGAGGCATTCTACTATTGGGCAAAAGAGCACGACAAGGGCGTGCACCTGTCCGTGGGCGGTCTGGATTCCATCACGCTGCACTATTTTTTGGAGAGAATCGGGCTGCCTGTTACATGCGTGTCCTGCTCATCGCTGGAAGGCAAGGGCGTGCAGCAGGTGCACAAGCAGATCGCGGAAGAGATGGAGACCGAATACAAAAACTGGATGGGCGATGGTGAAGCGCCGTCTTTCGTGTTCCTGAAGCCGCTGAAAAGCAAGGTGCAGGTCTTGCAGGAATTTGGCTGGCCTGTCATCAGCAAGGAAAAGGCAGGCAAGATCATGCTGCTGCAAAACCCGACAGAGCAAAACGCAACCGTGCGGCATGCTATCATCACTGGGGAAACTGGAGAATACGGCGGCTGGCAGAAAAACAGCCGGATGAAGCTTCCGCAGAAATGGCTTGAGCTGTTCGGCGGTGCCGATGCAGAGGGCGCGGCGCTTGGGTATCAGGCGGCCCCGTTTAAAGTATCGGACCGTTGCTGCTACTACCTCAAGGAAAAGCCCTGCAACGACTGGGCACGGGACCACAACAGTGTGCCCTACATGGGCCTTATGGCCAGCGAAGGCGGGCGGCGCGAAAAGAGCCTGAAGATGCACGGCTGCAACTATTTTGGCAAGACCACCACCAGAAGCGCGCCGTTTGCCATTTTCGACCGACAAGACGTTTTACAGCTTGCGCTTGACCTGGACGTGCCCATTCCAGCCGAATACGGAGAGATTGCGAAGGACAAAGACGGAAAGCTGTACACCACAAAGGCACAGCGCACAGGCTGCACCATGTGCGGGTTTGGCATCCACATAGAGGGCAGACCGCACCGGTTTGACATTTTGCGGGAGACCAATCCCAAAGAATGGGAGTTCTGGATGAAGCACGTCTGCCGGGACGAAAACGGAAATTGGTACGGCTGGGGCCGTGTACTGGACTATATCGGCATCGGCTGGGAAGATATACCAGAGCAGGCTGTTCAGATGCACATTGACGATCTGATTGGAGGGAACTTGTGAAATTAACCCTCTACGGAGACCCCCGCACCAAGAAAAACTCTGCCCGCATCCTCAAAAGCCGCTCAGGCGGGCGCTTCGTGGCCCCTAGCAAGGCCTACGTGGATTATGAGATGGACTGCCTGCGGCAAATCAAAAGGCCGTACAGCCCTATCTCTGCCCGCGTGAACGTGCGGTGCGTGTACTACATGAAGACCGCCCGCCGGGTCGATCTGGCGAACCTTATCGAGGCGACCACGGACATTCTGGTGAAAGCCCGGGTTCTGGAGGACGACAACAGCAAGATCGTTGCCGCTCACGATGGCAGCCGGGTGGAGATTGATCGGAGGAACCCGAGGGTGGAAATTAAGATTGAAGAAATGGAGGAAGATACATGACCCGCACATGGATACCTGACACCGACGCCCAGAAGCCGGACAAAACCGATTTCCGCACCGTTAAGGCGTGGCTGAACCGCTACCGCGAAGCAGAGAAAAGATACTACTTTCTGTCTGACCGTCTGGCCGAAGCACAGGAGGCCACCCGGCACATCACCCAGAGCCTCAGCGAGGCCCCAGGCGGCAGCAAAGATGGCCAGAGCCTTGCCCGGGCGGTGGAACGCGAGGAGGAAGCGGAGCGCCGCGCCTATGAGCAAAGAGCGGTCTGCGACAGGCTGTTTCTTGAGATTAGAAACGCGCTCGCCCAGATCCAGAACGAGAAAGCATACACGGTGCTGTACAAATACTATCTCGATTGCCTCACGTGGGACAGGGTCGCAAAAGATATGAATTACTCTCTGCGCATGGTCTATGTTTTGCGGCGCAAAGCAATGGAGGAGCTGAGCCTTTAAGAACATTGCACTGCCATTACATTGCGGTTTCACTATCGCATGGTGTAAAATTGTATCATCGGAAAAGCCAAAAGGCAAACCGATGCACGCAGCCTCCGAAACGTGTCCCTTCTTAGCATTTTCCTCCTTTTCTGCTTGCAGGTACCGGGCTTTGCTCTCTTCACATTTCGCGGGCTGCTTCTATGCGATACACTGACACAAAGGCAGCCTGCCGCTCATGAGAGACAGGAGGCGGTTCGATTCCGCCGTATCGCACCGTATGGCGCATGGACTAGACAACCCGCAAGGCCGCACGTGCAACCTCCCGTGCCGAGAAAAGGCCTTAGAATCCTTGCCAAGGTGTAGCTTTCCTGACAGGATGTGCGCCAACCAACAGCCCCGGCGGCGAACCGGAGCTGTTTTTATATGGCCGCCTGAGCGCAGTTTGGAGCGCGGCGCGTGTGTGTAGACACGGCTGGTTCGATTCCAAGGGCGGCTTTTATACTCCGGTAGCTCAAGTGGTAGAGCAGTGGTCTCCAAAACCGCATGTTGCAGGTTCGAGTCCTGCCGGGAGTGCTTGCGTGCCCTATGAGGGGGCCGCGCAATAGCGGGGCATCTGGCCGCGAAAGTTCCGGATGCAGCAGCGCCCACCGTTTGACGCATGTCCAACGAACTGAATGCATGGGTGCTGCTTATATGCCGTCATAGCTCAACTGGAAGAGCGCCGCCCATTTAAGGCGGGACAACGTTGGTGACACCACGGGAACATCACTGCACAGCCAACCACTGCGCACATCCATCCCGTGGGTGCTGGTTCAAATCCAGCTGGCGGCACATTCGATATTTTGACCGTTCGGGATTCCGGGCGGTTTTTCTTTTGCAAGAGTTTAGAGAGGTGGTGTCGGTGGGTGCGAAGCGGCTGACAGACAAGCAAAAAAAGAAGATCGTTGCTGACTATGTGATGCTGCAGAACTACGTGCAGACCGCCAAGCTGAACGATGTCGCAGAGAGTACCGTGCGGAAGATCGTAAAGGAAAATCCGGACTGTGCGAGACTATGCGATGAAAAAAGAGAGGACAACGCCCGGGATATGCTTTCTTATCTGGAAAGCAAACGGAACGAGGCCCAAGAGCTCCTCGGAATGTACCTGAAAGCGATGGCGGACCCGGACAAGATAGCAGAGGCAACGTTGCCGCAGCTGTCCACAGCGTTTGGCACCATCGTGGACAAATTTGCCGTGCTAGACGGCCAGAGCGATACGGAGACCCCAGACGATGGCCTGCTTGAGGCTCTGAGCGCTGCCGCAGACATAAGCCCCCCGGATGACGTGGAGATGCTGCCGGAGGAAGAGGACGACAATGCGGAAAAGTAACGGTTTTCGCTGGAAAGCCCTCAGCCAGCGGCAAAAGCAGGTTTTGAGCTGGTGGACACCGCAGAGCGCATACAGCGGCTACAACGGCATCATTGCCGATGGCGCTATCCGCTCGGGCAAGACCTTTGCCATGAGCTTTTCCTTTGTCCAGTGGGCTATGACCTGCTACAGCGGCCAGCAGTTTGCCATGTGCGGCAAGACCATCGCCAGCTTCCGGCGCAACGTGCTGGGCACGCTCAAGCAGCAGCTTGCAGCCCGTGGTTACAACGTCAAAGAACACCGGGCAGAAAATTTCATGACCGTCAGAAAGGGCGGCAAAACCAACGAATTTTACTTTTTCGGCGGCAAGGACGAGAGCAGCCAGGACCTGATCCAGGGCATCACTCTTGCCGGGGCATTCTTCGACGAGGTGGCCCTGATGCCCCAGAGCTTCGTCAACCAGGCCACGGCCCGCTGCTCCGTCACCGGGTCAAAGTTCTGGTTCAACTGCAACCCTGGCGGCCCGCAGCATTGGTTTTATCTCGAGTGGGTGCGGAAATGCCGCTCTCGCAAAATGGTGTACCTCCACTTCACGATGGACGACAACCTATCGCTTTCCGAGGACATCAAGGACAGATACCGCAGCCAGTACAGCGGCGTTTTCTATCAGCGTTACATTCTGGGCCTGTGGACGGTGGCCGAGGGCCTTGTTTATGACATGTTCGACCGCAAGAAGCACGTTGTTGATGTGCTGCCGGAGCTGTCTCCAAAGAGCGCCTATGTGGCTTGCGACTTTGGCACCCAGAACGCAACGACCTTTCTGCTATTCCAGAAGCAGGCAGATGCAGACTGCTGGATCGTCACCCGGGAGTATTACTACAGCGGACGAGACCAGAAGCGGCAAAAGACCGTAGGCGAGTACGTTACAGACCTCAAGGCGTGGCTGGGTGGTCTCAAGCCTGAGAGGATCATCGTTGACCCCTCGGCCCTGCCCCTGATTACAGAGCTGCGCAAGAACGGCTTTACTCAGACCCCCGCAAACAATGACGTTTTGAGCGGCATTCTGGACGTGCAGACCATGCTGCAGACCGGGCGTCTGAAAATATACGAGGACTGCAAGCACACGCTGGAAGAGTTCGGCGTGTACGCTTGGAATCCAGACAAAGACGACACCGTGCTGAAGGTCAACGACCACTGCATGGACGCTATCCGCTATTTCGTGCGCACAAAGCGCCTTGTAAAACTGAGGGATTGATTTTGAGCACTATATATACTTTCCAGACCTTCCAGCAGGCGCAAGCCGCCGGGGAGCAGCCTGATTTCATCCGGCGGTTCGTGCAGCAGCACTGCAGTTCCGGACCGTACAAGATGGCACTAGACGCCGACCTGTACGATGCCCAGAAAAACCCAGGAGCTGAGCGCTTCGCACAGGCTTACGCTTTGATGCTGAAGCGCCTATCCAAAAACACCAAGCAGGACACCCCACACCCCGATATGGTCAAGAGCAATCTTTTCCGGCGGCTCAACAAGCAGCGGGCGACCTACTCCCTCGGCAACGGCGTGGTCTTTGCGGACGATGGCGTGGACAAGGACAGACTGGGGCAAAACTTTGATGAGCAGATCCAGAAAGCCGGATATTTCGCCCTGATCCACGGCGAGAGCTTTGGCTTCTGGAACAACGACCACATGATTGTTTTCAAGCTGACAGAGTTTGCGCCCCTGTACGATGAAAAGACAGGCCTTTTGCAGGCGGGTGTGCGCTTCTGGAGGCTGAACCCGGACACGGATATGCACTATATCCTGTACGAGCTGGACGGCTTTACCGAGTACACGGAAAGCAAAATCGGCAGCACGATGCAGGAGACAACGCCAAAGCAGGCGTACAAGAGTGTGACCGTCACCACGCCCGGCGGCGGGCTGGAAAGCGTGGAGGGCGAAAACTACAGCGCTCTTCCCATTGTGCCGCTGTGGGGCTCCGACCTGCACCAGAGCACGCTTGTGGGCCTGAAAGCCTACATCGACAACACCGATTTGGTGATGTCCGGCTTTTGCAACGACTTGCAGGACTTTTCGCAGATCTACTGGCTGTGCGAGAACTTCAACGGCATGACCGATGACGAGCTGCAGGAGTTCCTTGTCAAGCTAAACCTGTACCACATTGCAGGCGCAGACACCAGCGAGGGCGGCAAGATCACCCCCTACACCACCGAGATCCCTGTGACGGCCCGGCAGGCTCTGTTGGAGCTGCTCCACACCCGGGTGTATGAGGACTTCGGCGGTCTGGATGTGCACTGTGTCAGCGCGGACAGCACCAACGACCATCTGGATGCAGCCTATGAGCCGCTGACCCAGAACGCAGACGACTTCGAGGCGCAGGTCAAGCCGTTCATCCGGCAGATCTGCGCACTGGCTGGCTTTGAAAACGCTATGCCGACATTCAACCGCAGCAAGATCACCAACACAGCTGAGCAGGTCAGCATGGTGATTTCCGAGGCCGCCATCATCGGACAGGACATGGCCATCGACCTGCTGCCCAACCTCACCCCGGAACAAAAGGAGCAGGCCAAGGCCGCGCTGATGGCTGAGAGCGCAACACGGGAGACCGTGGGCGAGGGGGGAGGGAGACGGTGATGAAACGTGATTTCTGACCGTGACCGCATCTCTACCCGACAGCTGAACCGCCTGCGCTGCCGCATCCTCCGGGTGTACGGCACTGCCCGCCGGGAGATGCAGGAGCAGCTTACCGAGTTTCTGGCAAAGTACAAAGCGCTGGACGAGCGCAAACGGGCACAGCTGGATGCAGGCGAGATTACAGAGGATGATTACCGCATCTGGTTGCAAAATCAGGTCTTTCAGTCCGATTTGATGCACGCCAAGCTTGACGGCATCACCCAGACCTGCACCACAGCCCAAGAGACGGCCTACAAGCTGGCCCGGGACGAGCAATACAACATCTTTTCCTTTGGCGCAAACTGGGCCTTCTACGAGCTGGAACAGGCCGCAGGCGTGACGTTCGGGCTGACCCTGTACAACACCGAAGCGGTCAAGCTGCTGTTGAAGGAGAACCCCAAGCTGGTGCCCAACAAACGCATCAAGAGCGAGAGCAACCGCACCTATGATGCCCGGGTGTTCAATCGCTACGTCATGCAGGGCATTGTGCAGGGCAAGAGCGTCCACGACATCGCCGTGCAGGCCGTCAACGGCATGGCTGACACGGAGATCCACTGGGCCATGAACAACGCCATCACGGCCCTTACCAGCGCTCAGAACGCCGGGGCTTTGCAGCAGATGCACAATGCCCAGGCTTTGGGCATCGAGGTCAAAAAGCGCTGGAATTCTACCCACGACTACCGCACCCGTGAAATGCACCGCCTGCTTGACCAGCAGACAGCAGAGCTTGACGAGCCTTTCAAGGTCATGGGTTACGAGATTCAGTGCCCCGGCGACCCCAACGCAGCGCCGGAGATGGTCTACCACTGCCGCTGTGTGCTGTCCTCTGCTCTGGGCAAATATCCCCGGCAGAACGCCATGCAGCGGGACAATGTGACCAAAGAGACCACACCCGTCATGGATTACACCGAGTGGTATAAATCCAAGGGCGGAAAAGAGAAAGAACAGATGTGGTGAGCAGAAGAGCGAAAGAGAAGGAAGGAAAAGCAATGAGTACAGCCAATTTTTCAAAACGCAAAGAATATGACCCTCTGAAGCAGGCTAGGGATTCCATCACAGCTGCCATGAATGCTTCAAAAGTTTCAAAAATACTCGGCATTCCGCTACCAAAACCACTTGCGTGGCGCCATGTTGATGCTAGCGATGCGCTTCAACCCGGCTGGTATGAGTGTCCTATATGTGGGTACAGGACACCTTGGCTGTTGGAAGCCTGCACCCTTTGCGATACACTGCTAGAATCAGAATAAAAGTAAAGCTTGGAGTGATGAACCGTGAACTTTAACTACGACATCAAATTCACCGACAACACCCCGCAGCTGCATGAGGCACTGGACTCATGGGCAGAACGGGTGCTGACCCTCTGGGGCATGAAGGTGCAGGACTACGCACGGCTGCTTGTGCCTACCGGCACGGCAGACAGTACGGGCATTGAGGGCTACGTGGGCGGCGCGATCAAGCAGAGCCTGACCTATGCCGTAGATCTTGCAAAAAAGACCGTGACCATCGGCAGCAATCTGTTTTACAGCGTGTATGTGGAGCTGGGCACGGGCATCTTTGCCGAGAAAGGCAACGGACGCAAAACGCCGTGGGTCTGGAAGGACTTCAACGGCAAGTGGCACTTTACCCGGGGCATGGCTCCTCGTCCGTTCCTCCGCCCGGCGGTGGAAGAACACATTGACGAGCTGCGAGAGATCGCAGTGGAAGAAGGAAACAAGGAGGCATAACATGAAGAAAATTTTCGCATCTATCATGCTGCTTGCGGCGCTGTTGCTGTGCGGCTGTTCGGAGGCCGACAAGGCCAATGCCAACATCTCCAAGCAGGCCGATTACTTTGAGAGCGAGCGCAAGATCACCGTCTACAACGCCCGCACTGACAAGGTGATCATGGAAGCAGAGGGCTACATGTCCATCTCCAACAACTCGGACAACGAGCTGGTCTGCACTGTAAAAATCGGCCCAGACACCTACCGCAAGAATTACATCTACCTGAACGACTACACTATGTATGTGGTGGAGGACATCACCGGCACCCATACCGACCCATACCACTACAAGCTCTATTTCCACACTGACATCCTGCCCAGTGTGGAAACAAGGCCGTAAAATTTAATACTCAGCGGTTGGCGCACAGCGTCAGCCGCTTTTTTATGCCGTTTTCGCTCAATGGTAGAGCTGCTGATTTGTAACCAGCGGACGCGGGTTCGATTCCTGCAAGCGGCACCACACCGGCAGCACGTCCGGCAAATAAACCTTATTGCCAAGCATGGCAGCCCGAGCATGGGCAGAAAGGACTATCACATGGCACTCAAAAGAGCTGACATCCGCACGATTCTGGAGAACCCCGAAACCTCCAACGATGACAAGGCCAAGGCCATTCTGGACGCCCTGCACAAGGAGACGGACGAACTCAAAGACCAGCTGGATGCAGAAAAAACAGCCCGCACACAGGCAGAGAAAGACCGGGACGCAGCCAACGGCGGCAAGCAGGCCGCTGAAAAGGCGCTGACCGACTACAAGGCCCAGCAGACCCAGAAGGACACCCACGCAGCCAAGGAAGCCAAGTTCCGGGAGCTGCTGAAGTCCGCCGGGGTGCTGGACAAGTACGCTGACCGGGTTGTGCGGCTGTCCGGCGAGGATATCGACAAGCTGGAGCTGGACGAAAAGGGCGAGGTCAAGGACGCCAAGAAGCACGCCGACAGCCTGAAAGCTGATTGGAGCGACTTCGTAGGCACTACGACCACCACCGGCGCAAAGGTGGACAACCCGCCCACCAACGCCGGATCCAAAATGACCAAAGACCAAATTTTTGCAATCAAGGATTCTACCGAACGGCAGGCTGCGATTGCAGCAAATATTGACCTGTTCAATGGGACAGGCGATGGAAAGGACTAACTTATGCCTGCAAAAACTAATACTGTGATGGCCGCTGACATTCAGACCACTGCACGCGAGATCGACTTCGTGACCCGCTTCGGCCGCAACTGGGACCATCTGCGCGACATTATGGGTGTCACCCGCAAAATTGAAATGCTTCCCAACACGGTGCTGAAGAGCAAGTACGCACAGGGCACCTTGCAGGACGGCAAAGTCGGCGAGGGCGAGGAAATCCCCTACAGCAAGTACACCGTCAAGACCAAGGACTATGAGAAGATCACCCTCGAAAAGTGGGCCAAGGGTACGACCGCTGAAGCCATCCTCGAAAACGGTTACGAGAACGCTGTTCAGATGACCGATGACGAAATGCTGAACGACCTGACCGCTGATGTGGCTGGTCGATTCTACAAGTACCTCAATACCGGCACCTTGAAAGGCACCTCTAAGACCTTTCAGGAGGCAATGGCAATGGCAAAGGGCCGCGTCCTGAACAAGTTCAAGACCATGCACCGTACTGCTACCGATGTTGTGGCGTTCGTGAATGTCCTGGACGTGTATGAGTACCTGGGCACCAGCGCCGTTATCAACGAACAGAGCGAGTTTGGCTTCAACTACATCAAGAACTTCATGGGTTACAAAACCGTTTTCCTGCTGGCAGAAACCGAAATTGCACGCGGCAAGGTTATCGCTACCCCTGCGGACAACATCGTTCTGTACTACGTCAGCCCCACCAACTCCGACTGGGCTCGCGCCGGCTTCCGCCTCACCACAGACAGCAAAACCGGCATTGTGGGCGTGAACACTCGCCCCGACTATGACACCTTTGTCACCGTTATCACCGCAATCATGGGAATGACGCTGTTTGCTGAATACATCGACGGCATTGCAGTTGAGACCATTACTCCGGCCGAATCGGTCTAACCTGCAAGGGGGTGACTTTGCATGACCGTCCCCGAGCTGTGCGTTTACACGCACAATTTTTTTGACCGGGCGGACGACCCCGTTGCCGGGAAGTTCATCTTTGAGCCGGATACCGTGCCTGCCGGGGTAGTGCCGGGGCAGTATTTCCTTGTGTGCGGATCCATCTTCAATGACGGCGTGCACAAGGCCGGGGACGGCGATTTGACCGCCGAGACCTTCACCGGGACAGTGCAGCCCATGCGCGTGCCGCCTGATTTTGTGGCACTTGTTGAAAAAATCGACGCATACGACAAAGCACTGCCCTCCGGCGGCGTGTATGTGTCCCAGTCCTTTGCCGGGTGGTCTGGGACGATGGCTACAGGAGCGGACGGGCTGCCGGCAGACGGCAAGGCAAAGTTCCGGGCCGAGATCAACCAGTGGAGGAAGATGTGACATGGTCAATCCGTTCACTGCATCCACCGTGATGCAGAGCTTTACCCAAAAATACCGTTTTCAGACCCGCAGCTATGAGCCGGACGGCGTGGGTGGCTTTGTGTCCGGCTGGACGGACGGCCCGGAGTTTGAGGCCGTGGAGCGCCACGATACCACCGTGGAAGCACAGGTGGCAGAGCAGGCTGACACCGCCTCCACCTATACCCTGCTGGTCAACACCGGCGTTCCGCTGGCCTTCCCGGACTACATCCGACGGGTAAGCGATGGCCAGACTTTTCAAGTCACCAGCACAGCGGATGAAGGCAAAGCCCCTCCGGAATCCGGCATGGGACTGCGGGCCGTCAAGTGCAAAAAGGCGGTGCTGCCGTAATGGGACCGTCTGAGAGCATCAACCGGGCACTGAACACGTTTTTCAACGGCTTTGGCGTCCCGGGCTATCTGGAAGATAACATCCCTCCCGGCGCAGAACTGCCGTATCTGACCTATCAGCCCACCATCCCCGGCGGGTGGAACGAAATGGCATCCTTCCACGCCCGGCTGTGGTACCCAAGCAAGGGCGGCAGAGCCCCCATTCTGCAAACCGAAGATACGATCAGCGCAGCCCTCGAGGACAGCATAACGCTTTCCTGCGAGGGCGGCGCTATTCTTTTGCAAAAAGGCACCCCGTGGGCACAGCCCCTCGACAACCCGCCTGAAGGGTATCTGTGCGAATATCTCAATTTTGAAATCACGCAATTTTGCGAGTAAGGAGCAATATGGCAAGAAAATTTTCCAAAATTTCGCAGAAAGCGTTCGAATCCATGCAGTTCAACGCAGGCATCGTGGTCAACAAGTTTGATGTAACCGGCGAGACCGAAGTTCAGGACGCAGACATTATCACTGCCACGACCGGCGGCATCACCGCGACCTGCAAGGCGAACTTCACCGATCTTGGCGAAGACGTGGACAACGCCCAGAAGAACACCGCAGAGCTGATGCAGATCGAGAGCTACGACTGCACACTGGCTTTTACGGCCCTGAATGCCACAACGGACGTTATCAAGATGGCGATGGGCGCTGCGGATGTGAGTGACAAGAAGGTCACGCCCCGCATGACGCTGGATCCCACCGCCAGCACCGGCGACTTCAAGGACATCTGGTGGGTTGGAGACACGCTGGATGGCGGTATGGTTGCAGTCCGGCTGATGAATGCACTGTCCACCGGCGGTTTGACCCTGAAGACGACCGACAAGGGCAAGGGCAACATTGCAGTCACCCTGACCGGCTGCCCCCGTCTGGGCAGTGACGTGGTGCCTATGGAGTGGTACTACAGCCCCAAGGCCGCAGCATAAGGAGGTTACAACATGAAAACCCTGAACCAGATGGACGAAACCGAGTTCCTGCGGCGCTGCTGGCTGATTGCAGACGCCGTTTCCGACCTTTTGGAGAAATCCAAGGTCGCGGAGCTGCGTAAGGTCATGCCTGTGCTGACCGGCAAGGAGACCAAGGAAGAGCTGGAACAGAAGAAATCCGCACAGGCCAAGAAGAACATCAAGGCTATGTGCAAAGCTTTGTTGTTCGACAACGCCGAGACTACGGCAAAGCTGCTTCCCCTGCTGTATGAGCCAGATGTGGACGAGGACGGCAAGCCCGAGACCATGACCCCGTTCAAGACGATGCGCGTCATTACCGCTACCGTGGAGGATAAGGACGTGCTGGATTTTTTGTCATCGTTGGTGAAGTTGGCGCAGACGGATATCGGCGCTTAACCTCCACCATCCGGCTGGATATGCTGCACTTGATCGGTAAGCCGTACATTATGCAGCATTGCATCATTGCGTCAAGACGGGAGCAGCTCGATATCAGCTACAGGGCGTATATGACGGACGCTCTGGCGAACCTTATAGGCGCGGAAGAGCGGTGGTACGACATGGTGGCCGGGCTTGTGGAAAACCGCCCACAACCGCCGCAGCCGTCCGCTGATGAAGTGATAGCACGCATTAAAAATGGCTTGAACGGGGGTGATGAAGCCTGAAACTTTTTGAATTGAGCGCCACCCTCGGGCTGGACGAAAGCGCCTACCGGCAGGGCGTGGAAGAGGCAAAGTCGCAGACTAAGGACGCCGTCTCCACCATGATGAAGGATTATAATCGGCTGTACAGCGAGGTCATTCACCTTACGGCAGCCTACCAGAAATCACGGAAAGAGACCGGGGAAACCTCCGAAAAAACTAAGGAATTTGCCCAGAAGCTGAAAGAAGCTCAGGCCCAACTCAATACCACGGCACAGGGGTTAAAGACTGCGGAAGGGTACATGAACAGCTTGGGGGATGCCGCATCGGAGTCCAGCAAGTCTCTGGCCGGTGCCATTGCGCAGGGCACGATCATGGCGGGCGTCTTCTCGAAGCTTTACGCCGCTGCACTCAGTGCCGCAAAGGGCTTTATCCAGAGCGGAATTGACTATAACGCCCAGATCGAGAGTTACACTGTTGGTTTTACCAATATGCTTGGAAGCGCAGAAGCCGCCCAGCAGGTCATGAGCCAGATCCAGGAAGATGCGGCAAAAACCCCGTTTGATGTCGAGCCCCTGACAAAGGCAAACCAATACTTGATCTCTGCAGGCGAGAACGCTTCCTATGCCCGCAATACCATCATGGCGCTGGGCGACGCGGTCTCTGCGACCGGTGGCGGCAACGACGAGCTGAACCGCATGTCCCAGAACCTGCAGCAGATCGCCAACACCGGCAAGGCTACAACGGCCGATATCAAGCAGTTTGCTTATGCCGGCATCGACGTATACGGCATTCTGGCCGACTACACGGGCAAGTCCACTGCTGAAGTGCAGAACATGACCATCAGCTACGATCTTCTGACCCAGGCCTTACAGGCTGCGTCGGAAGAAGGCGGACGCTACTACGGCAGCATGGACACCCAAAGTCAGACCATGAATGGCCGCGTGTCTACCCTGCAGGACAATGTAAAGCAGCTGGCGGGATTGCTGACAGGCGATTTGTCCAGCGGCGTCGGCGTGGTGATCTCCAATCTCAACGATCTTGTGGTCAAGGCACAAGAAGCCTACAAAACCGATGGCTGGATTGGTCTTGCGGGCGCAATTACCGGGTTGAGCGGCCCAATTTCGTCTGTCAAATCCTGGTTTGAGGGCTTTGCTTCCAGTGCCTCCACCTGGCTGGACAAGCTGAGCTATAAGCTCAATCGCTTTCTGGGAAAAGCCGCCACAGCAGACTTCGATACTTACGAAGAGTACGCGGATGCAAATAACCGGCAGAGCAACCGTAACAGGTTGCGGCAAAACGCACTAAAAGGTATCGGAATCAGTAACAAGAGCTGGTCGGAACGTCAGGCGGAACTTGCTGCGGCGGCGGGAAACGGCGGCAGCAGCATTACCACAGGCCCATCCAGTGCATCCGGCAAAAAGAAGTCATCCGGTTCTAAGTCCACCACCGAAACGGTCATTTCGTCCATCTCCAGCACGGCCACGACCACCGCACAGAATGCGCTTGGCACCGTGACCACCAGCATCCAGACCCTTACAGAGAAGGTCAAGGACAGCTCCGGAAAGATCAAAGACCGCATCACCGAGACCACCACCACGACCGGCAAGGAGATGGTGAACGGCGTCGCCACTACCTTTAAGCAGGTCGAGACCAAAGTCAACGGCACGGTCACAAAGGTCACAAAGACCTATGACGACATGTCAAAAACGCTGCTGGGCACGTTTACCAACGTCTCGGAAACCACCTTTAACGGCATCACCACAAAGGTGCAACAGGCGGTGGAAAAGTACGCGGACGGCAGCGAGCATATCAAGAAGACCGTCACAGAGACCGGCCAGCGCGTCGGCGAGAACGGCGCGGAGACCTACGAGAAGATCATCACCTACATCGACGGCATTCAAGACAAGGTGACGGAGACCTCTACTCTCATCGACAAGAGCGTAAAGGGCACCCAGAGCCGCATTGACCAGCAGCTGAGCGAGGCTTCTGGCCAGCTGGATAAGGGCATTTTCGGGCTGGTAAAAAGCGCCTTTAGCGACGCCAAAAACGGCGACTGGGGCGGTCTAGCTCTGGATTTTGTCAATCTGATCTGGGGCGAAGTATCGCAGGATCAGCGTGACGTGATCTCTAAGTGGCTTGCGGACGCGCTGACCGCGGTCAATGAGGGCTATTCGGGCGGTGGAATCAGCAAGGCGCTGGGGTCTATCCAGAGCATTTTCACGAACGGCATTACTGCCGGAGTGGATGGCGCTACTACGTCTGTAAAGGCGTTCTCTGAGATCGTGCAGGGCCTTGCAAGCTCCGGCGGCGTGGGCGGAGCGCTAGGCGGCATCGTCCAGAGCTTTTCCGGCATGGCAGGCGGCATCACCTCTGCACTGGGCGGCATCGTGTCCTTTGTGGCAGCGAACCCCGTCCTTGCCATGATCCTGGGCGTTGGTGCTGCGGGCGCAGTCGCTGGCGGCATCGGCCTTGCCATGTGGATGAACAAGAAGAACGACCAGCAGCCCGTCAGCCACTACCAGAGCCCCTTTGACAAGACCAGCGTGTATGACAGTCTGGGCACCTTCTCCACCCGCGCGGCCCTGCAGTACCGCGTTACCGGCCAGCAGTCCATTGTTGACCGGCAGACCAGCATTCTGGAACGCATTGAAGGGATGCTGGACGAGCATCTGCCAGACATCGGCAAGGGTCAGGTGGTCATGGATTCCGGTGAGCTGGTGGGCGTTATTTCGCCCAGGATGGCACAAAATGTTGACGCGCGCATTGGTGTGACCGTGACACGGAAAGCGAGGGGCGTGTAATGGCAAAACTTCTGGGCGCAAAAATCGGCGATTACCACACCCTGACAGACTGGGGTCTGTATCTCAAAGTTGGCAGCCCAAAGATCAGCGATGCAGAGGTAGACGAGTATCTGGTGCAGGTGCCCGGCTCTGATACGCTGCTCAACCTGACGGATGCACTGGATGGCCGCCCGCACTACAAAAAGCGTACCATCACCATGGAGCTGCTGTGCAGGGCACCAAAAAAGACCTGGTCGAATCTTTACAGTCAGATCGCAAACGCCATCCATGGCAAATGGCTACAGTGCAAATTCGACGATGACCCGTCTTTCTATTGGGAGGGGCTGTGGAGTGTGTCTATGACACGCAACAGGTTTTCCAGTGCATTCACCATCACGGGCACCTGTGATCCATTCAAGCGCAGCGTGTACGACGGCTCTGATGACTGGCTGTGGGATGACCTTGTATTTGATACGGCAATTATCCGCAATTATACGGATATCCAGCTCAAAGCCAACAAGGGCATCACCGTAACCGTCACCGGTGCACCAAGAGCGGCCGGCATCTACTTCAAGCGCAGCGAGACCGCCGCCGACATTGCGGTGTCCCTCAATGGCTTTGAGGTAGGCATTCTGGCCAAGTCCACCGACTGGCAGTATATCGAGGGCCTTACCATGCCGGATGGCGTTGTAGGTACTCTCATCTTTGCGGCGTCTGCGGATTGCAGCATCAGCATCCGATATCTAGGGGGCAGCTTATGAGCTATAAAGTTTATGCAGGCGTCCAGACCGGCGTTGACGTGTGGGAGACAAAGGCCTGCATTTACGACCCGGCAGACTACACGGACACAAAAAAGCTCATCAGTCCAACTCTGACACGGGAGGTGGGCAAGGCTGGAAGCTTGGAATTAACCCTGCCGCTTGGCAATGTGGCTCACTCAGCTTTGCAAAAAATGCGCACGACCGTGTCCGTAGAACAAGACGGTGCGCGCATCTGGGAGGGCAGGCCCATGAGCCATGAGCAGGATTTTATGCTGCGTCAAAAAGTCTTTTGCGAGGGAGAGCTGGCCTACCTCAACGACAGTTCCGTTGCGCCATATACAGCCAAAGACGTGACAATCAAGCAATTTCTTTCGTTCCTGCTGGAAAATCATACCGGCATGGTGGACGCATACAAGGCGTTTACCTGTGGAAATGTTGGCTTTCCGAGCACAAGCGTGGTGGTTCCAGAACTGCATAACTGCGTGATGAAACTGGACCACATGGCAGGTACTCCGGACAGTGACGGCGATTATATGTATGAATATGGACTTTATACCTCATCCGGCGTTCAGCTTGTGAGCCAATATGAAGTTGGCTTCTCGGATGACGACACGGCCCCGGATCCATCTGCGTACAGATGGACGCTGAACGTAAAGCATGAAGTCTCTTCCATTGACGGATACATTTGGCGCACTGGAGAAGGCCTTTTTTCCGTGAGCGTAAACGTGGCTTTATCCTTGGATGGGGACGGCCAGACGCACGAAGCCACGCAAAGAACGGTTACGCCGGATATCACATGCGCTACGCACTCAAAATCCTTTCCGCCTGAGACGGAATACGATCTCAAAGACACGGTCTCAAAAAAATGGAAAATTGAAAAGCAGGGAGACGGTTATGCTGTCCTGTTCAACGGTGCAGCCCTGCCGGATTCTTCCGTGGTCCGTTACGATTCTGCGCCACGGTACACCTTTGGCGACGGACAAAATTTTGGCGTTACATGGGATGTCATCCAAAATGAGCTTGTGGAAGTGTACGGCGGGTATCTGATCGTCCGGCACGAAAACGGGGCCAGGTATCTGGACTACGTCCGGGAAGTGCAGGAGAAAAACGGGCAGCCCATCGCATTCGGCACAAACCTGCTCGACCTGAACAGCTACGTCAAAGCAGAGGATATCGTTACCCGTGTGATTGCAGTGGGCAAAAAAAAGTCCGGATGGTTTTTGTGGAGGCACGAAAGTACGATCACTGCCACCGCAAACGACACCGCGGCCCAAAAGCTCTTTGGCATCATCACAAGGATCATCGTGATCGACGGCACCGCCAGCACAACACAGTCGCTTCTGGATGCCGCCAACGCGGAGCTGTCCAAAAACTTGCGTTATCTCGACGGAATCACGGTAAAGGCTGTGGACCTCAAGGATGCCGGTGTGGATATCGCCCGCCTTGGCTTTGGCAAGATGACACACATCTACTCCAACCCGCACGGGGTGAACACCTGGCTTTTGTGCTCTAAGATTGTGGAGCCTTTGGACGCGCCGGACAAAAAAGAATTCACGCTGGGCATTGATTTCTCCAGCGTCAGCGACTTGCAGGCCCTGAGCGCACGAAAAGCCAGTGACGCCTATGACCTGAGCCGCTCGCTGAAGGGCTATGCATCCGCAAAGGGGTGATAAATTGGATAAGACATTTGACGAAGCAATTTCCGAAGTCCGCAATGCAGAGCGCGGCGTGGAAGTACGGGAAGCCCTTGCACAGGGCTTTGAGTATGTGAAGCAGTATGGCGAGGCTGTTATCGCGCGGCAGGAAGAAGCCGTTCAGAGTGCGGAAACAGCCACAAACGCGGCGGCAACTGCCACAGCACAGGCCGCCGCAGCAGCCAAGACAGTCAAAGACGCCACTGCAAACGCCATAAGCGCAGCGCAAGAGCAGGCAGGTATTTCGACATCGAAAGCCGAGGAATCTGCTTCCAGTGCCGCAGGAGCAGCGGCCAGTCAAACTGCTGCCGCGTCTAGTGCATCTGCCGCAAAGGCCAGCGAGGAAGCAGCTGCAAAGAGTGCCGCCGACGCAAAGGTTATCGTGTCCACTGACACGACCCTGACCGTATCTGGCGCGCCGGCTGACGCAAAGGCGACCGGAGACGCCCTGGCTCAGAGGTATAGAAAGGACGAGGCCGACGCAAAGTTTGGCACGCCGTATACTCTGCCTGCCGCCACAGCAGACCAGCTGGGCGGCGTGAAAGTGGGCGACTATCTGGACATTGCCCCGGACGGCACCCTCAGCGGCAAAACGCTCAATGACAAGATCGCTGCCGCCGTGGCGGTAAAGTCGGAGCCCCGG